GGGGAGGCCTCCCCAGCACCTCCCTACGCGCGCGCAGGAATATATTATTCTAATATATGGGCTGATAGTTATCCATCAGCCCTGAACCCTAGAAGGTGACTGGGAATCATTGACCATTGGCTTGGTCGGGTGCATTCTTGGGGGTATGGCTAACGACTCGATCTCTCACAAGCTCAACCATCGGCAAGAGGCTTTCTGCCGTGGTGTGCTGGCTGGGCTGTCGCAGGCGGAGGCCTACCGGCGTGCTGGCTACTCCCCCACCCGTGCCGAGAGCAGGGCGGCAGAACTTGTCAGGACTCCGGCTGTTTCGGGCTTTTTGGCAGCGGAACGGGCAAGGAGCAGGGTGATGGCCGTGTTTACGCGACAGGCGGCCCTGCGCGTGCTGCAAGAGGTGGCTGAGAGTGGAGATACCAGCGCGGCCCGTGTGGGTGCTGTAGCGACTGCTGCGCGCATGGAAGGCTGGAACGAGCCGGATAAGCTGGAGCATGGGGTGACCGACAAGCTGGCTGTCATGCTCTCCAAGGTGAGGGGCCGGGCATGATCACGGCAGCGGAATGGACAGAGTGGCACCAGCGGACGGCGAAGGATAGGCCGGACGAGGAAGCTATTGCTGACCCGCTGTGGCGCCTGCGCTGGCTCTACACGTGCAAGAGCGGGGCGAAGATGGTGCCGTTCGTGCCGACGCCTGAGCAGGTGGAGGTGATCATCAGCATCCACCTACGCGGCTGGCGGAAGCTGATCATTCCGAAGGCGCGCCAGCTCGGTATGTCCACGGTGCTGGCCCTGATTTGTTTGGACTTCTGCCTGCACGTGGCGGGCTGGAAGGCGGCGCTGGTGGACAAGACGGCGGGGGATGCAGCGACGAAGCTGGACGAGAAAATCGAACAGGTGTGGCATGCACTGCCTGAGGAATACCGGGAGGCATTCCAGACGCCGAAGGGCTATGCGCCTGGTGGGCTGGCCTGGAAGCTGGGCAACGACGATGTGAGCGTGTTTGAGGCGGGCGCAGGCTTCCGTGGGGGCACGCTGCAATTTGCTTGGATCAGTGAATGGGGGTGGGTGCAGGCGAATGACGCGACACGCTCAAACGAGATTCTGACCGGCACGCTGCCTGCCTCCGAACTGGGGATTACGGTGGTTGAGACGACGTGGGAAGGTGGCAAGGCGGGTGATGTGTGGACGCTCGTTGAGGAGGCTCTGAACACGCCGGAAGAGGACAAGGGGTTGGACTCGTGGCGGGTGCTGTTTTTCGGCTGGCACTCATGCGCGCACTACACGACGGAGCACGGTTACATAGACGAGGCGTCTGCTGACCTGCTAGACAGGGCAGAGGCAAAGCTGGGTGCCAAGTTCAGCGCCGGGCAACGGCGGTGGTATGCGGCAGCGCGGCGGAAGTATAAGCGCCAGATTTTCGGCGAATACCCATCCACTTTGGACGAGTGCTGGCACGCGCCGGTGGAAGGCAGTATCTACGGTGAGGAGCTGGACATGCTGCGCACGGCGGGGCGTCTGGCGATGCCTCGGCTGTCGCTGCTGTCACACTTGCCTCTATTCACGTGGTCGGACCTGGGCGCGCGAGATACGGGGGTGATGCTGTTGGCTCAACCTGTGGGCACTGACATTCACGTCTTGGACTACCACGCTGCGGAGGGCGAGGGCGCGAACTATTGGGCCACGGTGATGATGCGCTGGGAACGTGACTACAAGATCATCATGCGCCACTTTCTTCCCCACGACGGAGGGCGGCGGAGCATCAATGATGCAGCGAGCTATCAAGACACGCTGGCGAAAACTGGCATTCGCAACACGGAGGTGTTGCCGGTCACAGCAACGGTGTGGTGGGGAATCAACCTGATGCGCGACATAATGCCGCGCATGGCCTTCCATGAGCGGTGCAGCCAGCCCTGGAAGGATGGCACGGGCAAGGAGCGCATGAGCCTGATGTCTGCGCTGCACGCCTACCGGAAGCGGCCTGTAGGCGCAAACGGCCAAGTGAGAGACGAGCCGCTTCATGACGAATCGAGCAACTACGCTGATGCTCTGCGCTACATCGCAGAGAGTCTAGCGCGGGGCGTGGTGCCAACGCATGAGAAGATCGGGCGTGAGCTGGACAGCGAGCGGAAGAAGAAGCGGCAGTCGGTGACGATGAAAGTCGGCGGTTGACAATAACGACTCGCTCCTTCATAATCGGCACGTGGACCCGGCCCGCAAGGCTTACCGGTGTGCGCCGCCAGCGAACTGTGTCAGGCCCGAAAGGCTTACCGGCAGAGGCGAAGTCAGCAGAAGGCCGTTAGCGAGGCCTGAAGCGCAAACTTCATATTTTTACACCCATGCCTGTCAACGACCACTACACGACACAGTTTGCTACCAACTGGATTCACCGTATCCAGCAAACCAAGCAACGCTTGGCTCCTTTCATCGATTGGGACGCGTTCAGCGGCGAGCGCAAGCGCTATGACCGCCTGGGCGCTCAGTCGAGCCAGCCCAAGACAGAGCGCAACGCGCCCACGCCGATTCAAGAAGCATCTTCTGACTCCCGCTGGGCTGTGCGCCAAGAGTTCAACATGGGCAACCTGTTGGACAAGAAGGACGCCAAGAAGCTCGGCGAACTGGTGCTTCCGCAGTCTGACTACGTGCGCGCTCACGCCAACGCCTTTCATCGCGATTGTGATGACATCATTTGGCAGGCGGCTCTTGGGTCGGTGGTCACTGGCAAGGCTGGTGACACCAGCCTTGCCTTGCCTGCTGGCCAGAAGGTCGCTCATCAAAGCAAGAACCTCAACGTGGCTAAGCTCATTCAGATGAATGAGCTCTTCGATGACGCGGATCTTGAGGATGAGGCCCCACGCTGCATCCTGGTCACGGCCAAGCAACTCTCGTCCATGCTCAACAGCACGAAGGTGACGAGTGCGGATTACGCCGCCGTCAAGGCGCTGGTCAACGGCACTGTAGATACCTTCATGGGCTTTAAGTTCATCAAGATCAAGCGCTTGCCAAAGACCGGCAACATCCGCACCATCGTTGCCTTCGCCAAGGGGTCGATCCGTGGATTCATGGGCGAAAAGGAAACCGACATCGGGCTCCGCAAAGACTTATCCAACGCGCTGCAAATCTACAGCGAGTGGGACCTGGGCGCGGTGCGGGTGCATGACGAATCCGTCGTGTCCTGCGAGTGCGATGAATCCGTGACAGGCGACTAATCCTCAAGCTCTAACTCATTATGCCTACATTCAAAACTTCACTCATCACCGCTCAAGAGGCGGCTTTGGTCGACTCATCCAAGCTCGTCGCTCCGACTGGCACGGTGGAGACCCGGCGCATCCCGTATGCTCTCGCTGGCACTGAGGGGCAAAACGACTTGATCAAGATTGCTCGCCTACCTATCGGCGCGGTGCTGCTGCCGGATCAGTGTTCTGTGGTCTGTGAGGACCCTGGAACGCTGCTGACTCTGGACATTGGCACCGCCGAAGATGCGGATGGTCTGGCGGATGGAATCGATTTATCCGCAGGTCGCCAGGTGGATTTCTGCTCTACTCTGCCTGCGCCTGCGATGGCGCTGACTCGCACGCCGCTGGTGTCGGCTGAGATCATTGCCACGGTGATCTCTGCTACCGCACTGACGGCGGGTGCGAAGCTTATGTTCAACCTCGCTTGGACGCCTGCCCGGTATTAACGGCTCGATCCCTTAACTACGGGCGGCGTCTCTCTGTATGGGGAGCGCCGCCCTTCTTCGTATGACGCACCTACAGCTTTCCAATTCGGCGCTCGCTCGCTTGGGCGAGGCGCGCGTCTATGACCTGGCGGAGAATGAGTTTGTCACGGTGCAATGTGCAACTCAGTTGCCACTGGCCATGAGTGAAGTCCTGCGCTCGCACAGATGGAACTTTGCGCAAGCACGTGCGTTGCTGGCCCGATTGAGTGATCCGCCAGCTTTTGGCAAAGCGTATGCTTACGCGCTGCCGTCTGACTGTGTGCGTGTGCTGGAGGTGAATGGCATCAGCGGGAGCGGCGCGGTCGGCGATGAGTGGGAGATTGAGGGCCAACGACTGCTGACCCACTGCACTACGGTGCAGATGCTCTACATCCGTATCGAGGATGATCTGACCGTGTGGGACCCGCTGGCGGTTGAGTGGTTGACCCTGTGTCTTGCTGCCAAGCTGGCCCCGACAGTGCAAGGCGGCAGCACAAGCAAAGCGACCGAGCTGAAGGAGGAAATCAACAAACTGGCGGCTCCGCTGGCTCGTCGGATCGACGCGAACGAGTCACGACGCAGTAAGGAAAACATGATGGTGGCCATGCTGGAAGGTAGCCAAGCCATCGCGGCACGGGAGAGCGGAGTATGAGCATTCACGCCCAAAAGGTCAGCTTCAATTCGGGTGAGCTAGACCCGCTGATGGATGCGCGCGTGAACGTGGAAAAGTATGAATCCGGCTGCCGCAGGCTGGAGAACTTCATTATTCAGCCTCATGGCCCGGCGTCTCGCCGTCCAGGGCTGGAGTTCCTCGGTAGGCAAGGCGATGACGAGGTGGCAAGTCGGTTCATTGAGTTCAATTTCTCCGCGACAACTCGGTTCATGATCGAGATGACCACGGGTGAGTTTCGGTTTTGGTCGAACGGTGTGCTGGTGCCGGTGACGGGCTCGGTATCGCATCCGTATGAGGCTGACGAGCTATTCCAGGTGCAGGTGAAGCAGGTCAATGACGTGTGTTACATGTGTCATCCCAATCATCATCCTCTTAAGCTGAGTCGGTTTGGTGACACGAATTGGCAGTGTATCACGCTGCCACTGCGCTACCCGCCTCTCCTGGACGAGTATGTCGAGAAGGAGAGCGTGGCGACGCCTACGGTGACCACGAAGCTAGAGCAGCCCATGCGTGAGGCTGAGCAGTTCACCGTGACGGCTGCTGCTGTCTCAACAGTCCCGACGCTGACAGTGGAGCCCAACGGTAGTAATCAATGGTTCACCCTGAACTGGACGTGGTCCGGACCGGCTGACACGTCTGGTAAGACGTGCGCGATGGAGGTGCTGAGGTCTGACGGCGGGTGGGTGCGGTTTGGCACGGGTGCCGTCACGCTGTCCACTACGACGACGGCACCCGTGCCGACGGAGCGACGTTTCGTCGCTTCTGGCCGCAACTTGATCATGTACACCCGCAACGTCGGTGCGTCTACGTGGGTGACGGGCGTTACGATCATCAATTTTTACCCGAACGGATTTACTGGTGCGGCGACGGCTCTCACGATGAGGCTGGTGGTGGGCACCGAGACGACATCTTCGCGTTTTGATCATGTGTGCCATGTGACGCCCTGGAGCGGCACAGGGCTAGCCGTCCCTATGGTGCCGGTGCTGACGGCTCCTGCGAGCGCCAATATGACGGCGACGTGGACGCTGCCCGGCACCGTGACCGCAGGCCAGACGATGACGTGGCAGGTGCTCACGGCTGGCACTTGGACGACGATGTATGCGCAGCCGCTGGCGGCGGCGCTGGCCCCTCAGACGCTGCGCCTGCGCTACACGACGGGTGCGGCGCTGGCGCTGGAACTGCGCAACGCTGTCACGGGCGTATGGTCAACGCTGGGAGCGGCGGTGACTCTGCCCGCTGTGGTGACGAGCTGGGCAATGCGCTTGGTCTATGGACCAACGACGAGCAAGGGCTTAGCGGGCAACGTAACACTGAGCGACGGCGCAACACACGTCGCCAAGCTCGAACAGATGCTCTCTG